TGCCGTTGATCTCGGTATCGGGTATGCCGCCGACGGTTCCGGATGCGCCGGAGATGATGACCGTGTCGCCAGCGACATAATTGCTGGCCTCGGTGTCGGCGATAAACGCGAATGCCAGGCCGGTCACGGTGATGACCGGGTTATTGACCAGCGTATCGTAGTGCGTGGCAATTGAGTCAGCCGCTGCCGTCGTCGAGGTCAGTAGCGGCGTGATATTGGTCAGGCGCGTGCCGCGCACGTCGTATAACCTGCTGTGTGTGCCAATGAGCAGCCGGGTGTCGGTATTGATCTGCTGACTGTAGATCGTGCGGGCCTTGCCTGAGACGGTATTTCCATTATCGAAAGAAACCGATTGACAGCCGCCGACCTTTCTGGGCTTGCCGTTGACGAACCGGATCTTGTCGGCCATCGTCCAGTGTTTGGTTGAAAACGCCGTCATGTCGGTGGAAGGCTGGACGCCCTCCAGGATATCCAGCGGTTTTGGCTCGGAAACAGCCGTCAAGAAACCCTCACGAACAGGCTGGATTGATTCTGGGTTATACTGACCCCCATGTTGCGCCATGTTCCGGTGGGGTTGCCCGCGCTGTATTGAACGACGCCGCTGCTATCCCAGTAGACCTGATGCAGGTTCGATCCGGCGATGGTGTCGCCGTTATTAGTTGTGCCGCTATTGGTTTTCCGGCAGACTTTATAGGTGCCGATAGCGTCCTCTGTGGTGGGCGCGGTGGCTGCGCTCCATGTCCCGTCGCCGCGCAAGAAGGTCGTGCTGTTGGCGGTCCCGCTACCCATGCGGGCGGTCGCGACGGTCCCGCTGGTGAGATTGGTCGCGTTCTGCTGGTCGACGTTGGCGACATTCGAGAGCCCGACATCGGTTTTATCGATGGTCACGGCCCCGGTTTCGCCGTTCAGGCTGGTCACGCCCGCGCTGACCGAAATACCGTCAACCTCGGTTTCCAGCGCATCAAGCTGCGTCTGAATGGCGTCCATCGTGGTGTCGATGGTATCCATATTGTCATTAAGCTGGTCGCCCCATAAATCCTGGTCGGTCGGGTCATTGACCAGTGGTTTGTTAAGCGAATAATTCGTTGTCAGTGTCGGCATTATTTACCCCGGTAAAAGTTCTTTTGCATGTATTCCGCGAAGTGCAGCGCGCCCTTGTACTGGTCGACCATCTCTTTCTCTTTTGCCATGCCCTGCTCATGGACCGCGAGCTTGGCCTTGATGTTCTCGATCTTTTCGGCGAGGACGGACAGTGCGTGCGGCTTGTCTTCCAGGCCATACTGCCATGGCGTCCACAGCAGTTCCGAGGTTTCCGGTATTACGACCTCGATGCCGAGCGCCCGCGCCCATCCGAGCAAGTAGGTGGCGGACGGCTTCTGATGGCCGTATTCGCTATCCGATGCCATATTGACACCCCAGAGGCCCAGCGCCTTGACACCGTTAGCAGACGCGAGAACCTCAATGGCCTCGGCGATCATCCACGAAATGGAACTGGAAAAGTACGGTCCATGCTTGCGGATATACTTCTGGAAATCGTAGATCGTGGCGGCGGGATACTTCGGATTTGGCTCGCGGATGACGAATCCCGGCCCTAGGGCGCGGGCGTACTCGATGAACCCCGGTCGTTGTTCGGCGTCGGCGGCAAGCACGTCTGCGGCGTGGATCTCGTAGACACGGTCCATCCGCTCGGGATAGCAGCCGGGAACGCCCCAAAGCTGCCATTCCGGGTCTTGCAGCGGGGCCTCGCGCCATTGCGGGGCCGTGCCGACGATGGCGATTTTCATCAGGAGACGGCGGCGCTGAACGGGGTTGCTTCGGCGCTCGTGCTGGTGGTAAAGCCGAGGACCAACCATTTGTCGGCTGCGATATCGATCAGCTGGATCATGTCGCCGACGGCCGCGCCGCCCTGCGTGGTGCCGTTGAGGGTGATCGTGTCGCTGTCCGCCGCCGTGGTCCATGGCTGGCCGAGGTCGGGCGTGTCGCCGGTCGAGCTGGTCCACACAGTGCCGTACATGACATCGTCGCCCGTGACCTTGATCAGGTGGTTGGATGTGTTTACGGCCCCTACTACGAACGTGTAGAAAGCGCCGCTGCCTGTTGCTGCCGGGAGCGTCTGGGTCAGGGCCGCGCCGGTGCCGGTCAGGAGCATGATCTTGCCGTCGTGTTGTTCGGGGGTCAGGCTCGTGCTGGCCGCAAGCGTGGCAATACGGTTGCCCGCCGTGTTGTAGCGTCCGAGGTCGCCTAATGTGAGTGCTGGCATGGTTTCTCCTTTAGATTAGACATGAATGGGTTTGCAGGGTCCCGGTGCCTTGCTTGGAATTGTCAAAGCCCATGAGATTATTATATTCGTCTGTGGCAAGCCGCCTGAAATACGCTTCCATCTTTTCATCCTGCCTGATTCCGCCATGAATGCGGGACAGGGCTTCATAGACGATCAGGTCTTCCGCCTCGTCCGTGAAATCGTTGGAAAGCGCGTTGTCCGTGCCGTCGGTGGCGAATGCGCTATAGTCCTTGATGCCCCTGACAACGGCGGAATAAGCCTCGTCCGGGTAATAAAACAGCTCATATCCGTCATTGCGGTAGGTCCAGATATAGGGCCTGCCCTGCTGTTCGTCGTTTGCCGCGTCGTAGATCGCGGAACTTACTTTTGTTACGTCGTATCTCTCGTCCTGGTCGATGATGACCACGCCCTGATTTTCGAAGACGACCAGCGGCGTGACCGTCAGAAGATTAAGCATCGGATCGTTCGTGCTCAGAACGACCGTTTCCTCGAACTCGTTGAACCAGAAGCTGCGGCGCTTCCAGAACCGGACCGATTCGTTGACGGCATCGATGATGCTCGGGGCCGACACCACGACATTGCCCGTATCCAGAAGTTTCTGGGCAATGCGCGTTGTCAGGGTCCCGAGCGCCGTCATCGATTAGATACTGTCGTAAGAGAGGACGGCCTGGCCCTTGAGGGCTCCGGTCGTCGAGGTCGGGCCGCCGCCGACGGTGGCGGTGATCCAGCCATCGGCGGTCGCAACCCAGTCGAGGCCCGCGTGCTCGTCAAACGTGATGAGTCCGCCTGCCTGCCCGGTCGTCAGGGCCGTGGCAAAGGCGTCGGGATCGCTAGTCAGGGCCGTCGAGTTGTAGGTGTAGCCGAAGTCAAGCGTCAGAGACGCCGCCGTGGTCAGGTCGGCAACGTGGAACTGGGATGCCCCCTGAATGAAGCGCGCACCCTTCTGGAAGGGAACGAGCTTCAGCAAGGTTCCGACCGTGGAACCGGACGTCACGGACAGAGTAAAATACTCCGCCCGGTTCGCCCCGCTGCGGTCGACCTTGGCTTTGAGGAAGTCCAGGTCGGTGCCTGCGTACCTGCTTGATACTAATGTGGTCATGTCAGTTTCTCCTTACGACGTGTGGGCTGCGGCATAGGTCGAGATGACCATGGTGCCGATGTCTTCTTTCGAAGACGGCTGCATTTTCTTCAGGCCCCAGATCAAGCGGCCTTCAATGCCCTTGTAGTACTCGTAATCCTGCAGCTCGGTCTTGTACTTGATGGGAACATTGCTGTCAGTCAGCCTGCCGCCCATGGGGGAGGCAAAGGACAGGGCATCGCGGCCGACCAGAACAGCCCGCCTGACGGTTGTGATGACCGTGCTGTTTGAGCCGTTGACACCGTAGGCCACGCGGGGGTGGCTGTAGATGTTCACGTTCTGGTACTTTCCGAGCGCGACCATGTTGTTTTCAAAGCGGTCCTCGATGGCTGAGGACTTACCACCCTGAACGCGGGCCAGCTGGTTGGTATACCACTGTATCGCGCCGGTCGTGTCGTGGCGGAGGTCGATTTCCTGTTCAGGAGAGACAAACAGATCGTAGGTGTTGCCAGACAGCATCCCGATCTTTTGCGTGGACAGCCGCGCTTTTTCCAGGGCGTAATCGACCAGCTTGAGGCTCATCTTGTCGGATGAGGTCAGAGCCTGGTCGGATGCCTGGTTGTTGGCGCGGATGATCCGGTTGGTTGAGGGTGCGACCGGCGTGTTATGCCCGTAGATATTCACCAGCTTTTCGGTGGCGGTGCTGTAGGTCGTCCCGTCCACGGTCAGCGAAGTCGGGTCGGCCCCGGCCATGTGCTGGAAGAACGCGGTGTCGATCCATTCGACGAAGCGGTTTTTAATCGCCCGGCGAGAGTTCTGCTCGAAATCGACGTGCGTGCGTAGCGCCTCGATGGTGTCTTCGTCGTTCGGGTTTTTAAAGCCGTACCGCTGGACGTTCCAGACCATTGAGTGTGAGCGCAGCTCAAGCGCTTCTTCATTGCCCGCGAGCGTGCCGCCTTCGCCGATAGCCTTGCCGGTGCCTTTGCCGACATAGGCAAACGTGACCTGGTCGCCCTTTGCGGCCATACCAACCTCGGGCGGGATATAAACCGCACCGGAGTTCATGAAATGGCCGAATACGGATTCCTGCGCGACCTGCAGGAAATCCTCTTTCGCCCACAGCTTTACTGTCAGGGCGTTCGTGGTTAACATTTGAGTGGTTGACATATTGTCTATCCTCGTAAGTGTTGATGAAATGACCAACACCGTCGGACAGCCCTTTAAAGTCGGCGATGACCTGCGTTTGATGGACGGGCGCGACCCCGGAGTGACGGAGAGATGTTTACCATCATCACTGATGTCACGATTGAAGCCCGTGCGGCCTGCCGTTTATCGTCGGCGAAGACGGCGAGGTCAGGCGCTAGCGATTGCGGCCTGTTTCTCCTCGCGGGAAAGCTGTTTGAACTTCGAGAGCGGCATATCGATGATGCTCTCGGCTGTGACGCGCGCGCTGCCGGACTTGCCGCCCGCGCTCAATGGCGATGCCGCGCGCTTCTTGTTCTGTGCGATCTTGTCAAGATCGGGGCCGTCTGCCTTGGCAGGTGCGGCTGGTTCTTCCTTGAAGCCGTAGGTATCCTTGGCCATAAGGTACAGGTACTCAATGGGATTATAGCCGTTGTTCACCGCCTGCGAGGCCATATGCAGGATGCGGTCGGTCGTGAGCTTTTGAGCCTGCGCGGGCGTCAGTGACGGATTGAGGGCAATCAGGCTGTCGGCCAGCCGCTGCCTCATGTGCCCTGCGGCCTTGTCGTAGTCTGGCACGCTCGCCTTGAATTCCTGCTCAAGCGATACGAACTCCTGCACGGCCTGGCCGTAGGTGCGCTCGCGCTCGATCTCCTGCAGGGTCTTGGCCGTGCCGTCGAGGCGGGCATCAATTGCGGCCTGCTTCTTGTCGATCTGCCGGTCGCGCCAGTCGAGCCAGGCTTCACGGTCTGCCGCCTTGTCAGGCTCTGCGTCCGTGTCCGGCTTGGCTTCTTGGTGGCTAGCTGGCTTTTCTTTTTGCGCGCGGAGCTGCGCCAATTCGGCCTCCAGGGCGTCGGCCTTGCGTTTGGCTGCCGCGCTTTCCATGCGCAGGCGGGCATATCCGGCTGAACCAAGGTCTTCCTTGGGCTTTTGGTCTGCGGGTTCTTCTGCTGCGGGCTCGTCAGCCGGGGCAGGTTCAGGCTGGTCCTGCGGCTCAGGCTCGGGCGCTTCCGGCTTGGGCTCGGTCGCCGGTGCCTGAGCTTGTGCTGCATCAAGCTCGGCCAGTTTCTTTTTATCGTCTTCTATGGAATCAAGCAGAGACATGCGGCTCCTTGCCAGTTGACCGTGTAATGAATTCCGTATTGGCCCACGCCTGTTCATCCAGTGGGGCCAGTTCGATATATGGCACAAAGACATCCGCGTCGGGCCTATTGCGACCGACATGCCATGTTACGCGGAACGGCGTTGGTTCACCGTCAAAAGGCGCCTCGGTTCTGGCTGTCAGGTTTTTGATACCCATATCCGGGTGGGTGCGCAGGTGATCCAGCATCCGCTGCATCAATTTGGCCGTCCACTCATCTTTTGCCGATAGGGTCATTTACGTCTGCGCCGTTTGTACGGGCCGTATGGCCGGTTTCTTTTCCTTCATGCCGATTTTACGCATATTCTGGTTTTCAAGTCCAGCCTGTTCCGCTTCTTCCAGCGTCTTGACGGTGTCGGCCCCTGATTTCTGGGTTTCGGCTTTGATCTTACCAACATTGGCGATATTGAGCGCGACCTTTGACAGCTTTTCCTTAACATCTGCCTGTTGAACTTCGCCCATGGCCTCCTGCAATGCAGCTTCAAGCTGCTTGACATAGGCCGGATCGATCTGCGGTTCCTCGGGCGTCAGGGCCTGCACGACCTTGGCTTTATCCTCGCTGGACAGGCCCATATCCTTGATCGCCATGGCCAGCAGGATCTTGCCCGCCGGGTCGCCGGTGACGAGCAGCTTGTCGGCCATGCCGGTCAGGATCGCCGCGCGCTCCTCTTTCTCGGTCGGCGTCGTCGGGGCTTCCTCTATGGCAACATCGTATTCGGCGGAAAGCTTGTCGGGGTCGAGGGGAACCAGCATCACCTGTCCGTCGGCCCCGGTCACACGGAAGAGCGCGGTCGGGTTGTTCTCGGCGAGAATCCGCATCATATCCAGCATCAGCCGTCCGTCCTCGCGCTGGTAGAGCGTAACCGCGTCGAAGTAGCAGGCGAGCACCGAAGTCACCTGCTTGATCCGCTGGCGCTGCAGGGCCGCAGTCTCAAGGCGGCTTTCCGACGAGCCCAGGAACGTCCGGTCAATCCCGATCACATCAGGGATGGCCTGGTCTGAGAGCTGCAGTAGCTGCTCAAGGCCCGTCGGCTGGTAGATTTCACGTTTGGCCTGGATCTTGCCGCCGGACAGCGCCCCGTCCTCGACCTCGACGGCCGCAGACGGATCGTTGTAGCGGGCCTCGAATTCCCGGATTTTCTTGATCGCCGATTTCTCGAACATCACGCCGCCCTTGGCACCGGCGGCGATGGTGTAGAGAAGCTCCGTCATGGCCTTGCTGTAATACGTGGCCGGGTCCATCATCGGATTGACCAGGCCTTCCCAGCGTTTTTCCTTGTCGTTCCAGTCGCCGGTCTTGAACTTGATGGTAAAGCCCTGCTGGGTCAGCAGGCGGAAGCTGGAAAATACCTTCGATCCGGACAGGACGGCCCCGAAATAGGCCCGGCGTTTGAATTTCGTAAACACGACGGATTCGCCGAAGAACTCCCGCAGGGCCTGCATCTGCCCGGCCGAACAGTTGAGTATCCGGGCGCGCGGATCGAGCGTGAACATGCTGTCTTCTTCGGACATGCCCGCCACGTCCTGCAGCTTCATGAATGCAAACTGGGTCTCGGCCGGGTCCGTCAGTTCGAACAGGGGATTGTTTGCCCGGTAGTAGTTTTCTATCTCATACCACTGGTAAAAATAGACGTTGACCGTGTCTTTGGGCTTGCTCGCATATTCGAGGTCGTCGATGACCGCCGTATATGGGCCGCCGTCCGGGTTATAACGCTTCGGCCCCTGCTCCGGCCTGCCGTCCTCGAAATCGTCCTCGTCGGCGTCAAGCAGGTCGATTGCCTCCTGACGGTCGTATTCCTTCTTGTACCAGACCCAGCGGGCATCCAGCAGGTTGGCATGGCGGGCCGATGGGTCCCATCCGACGCACAGCGGATCGAGCCTGCCCTTGATGATCTCGCCGTTCGGGTCGGTCGTGACATATCCGTCGCCGTAGCTCATGGCTGTCTCGATGGCACCGTATCCACAGGTCAGCATGTCGCCGTCCACCTGCGTTTCGTGCTGGTCGGCGTTCGCGTTCTCGCGGATATAATCGTGATAGGCGTTCGCGTGTTCGCTGTACTGCACGCGCTCGGCGTCATCGGTCAGGCGGGCGATATATTTAGCCTTGCGCCGGTTCTGCGCCATGAACCCCTTGACGGCATTCACATAGGGCTTGACCTTGTTGAACTGGATCATCACGGACTGCTTGCGCCCGCGCCCGGCGTTCGTCTCTACCCGGTCCTTCCAGGCCATGAAATCGCCGGAATAGAACTCAAGGCATTTGACCGTATTGTCATACTGGCGCTGCAGCGTCTGCGCCTTCCGGTCGGTGAATTCCTTGATGATCTCTGCGTTGGATTTCACGCGGGATTACCAGTTTGTCCAGTCATCGGCTTGTCTTTCTGTATAATTTGTTTCGGCCTTCGCGGGCCAGCTCAGGGGCAGGTCCGGCTCGGCGATGCGGGCCAGGCCGTCCAGCATGTCATCATGAACAGGGACGGGGAACGCCGCGTATTCTTCCTCGATGAAGTCGCGCACGAGGTCGCGCAGGACACCCTCATAATCGGTATACATCAGGCGGCGCGGGAACCAGACACGGCCCTGCTCGAAGTATGGTATCAGACGCTTGATCCGGTCGTTCTTCGGCGTCTGTCCGCCGACCTCCGTAATCTCGAAGCGGTAATTCTGCCGGGCCTGTTCTTCCCGGATATGGTCGATATCCGCTTGCATCCCGTACTTCTCATAACGCACGCCTGTATTGCCGACCGGCCCGTACTTGCGGTGCCAGTCAAGGAGCAGCTTCGTCCGCTGTGTGAGGTTGAGGCGGTCGCGCACCATGTCGAGAACGTAAATATTCTGGTCTGGACCAAGCCCAAGCGCCCATCCGGACGTGTAATCGTTGGTCTTGCGCTTGCCATTCGCTGGGTCGAACAGCAGATAGGTATTCAGGCCCTTGCGCTCGACGGTATCATAATACCGCACCCATTCCCGGATAAATCCTTGCGTTTCGTCGGCCTTCGGGTTCTGCAGGAGCTGGCAGGCAAAGATATAAGGCCCCTGCTCCCTGCGCTTTTCAGCCAGGCGCGCGCGGGTCAGAAGCACGGGTTCGCCGTCGACCGTGCCGTCGGCGGTGGCCGGATAGATCCGGGGAACCGCCGTCTGACGGTCCATGACCGAGCGGTATGTGTCGTTGAAATGATATCTGGTGCCGATAAATCGCTTGCTGCCGCCCTCGGAACCGAGGTTGTAGGACAGGGCAAGTGCGTCGGTGGTCTTGTTGATCTGTTCCGGCGTGGTAACGCTGGCCTGAACAACCACGTCATCGTAGACCAGCTTGTCGAAGTGCTTGCCGATAGGCTGGCCGTCAACGAGGCCCCAAGCTTCAACGGTGGCCTCTTTCGGGTTGGATTTCCGGCGAACGATAATCCCGTCGTCCTCGGACCATTTCGGGGCCTCGGCCTGCGGGTTTGTCCAGAGAATGTCCGGGAACAGCTCGTTTAAAAGTACGTTGCTTTCCAACTCGCGCTTGATCTGGCGCAGGAAACTCTTGGCAATCGGCCGGGTGTGGCTGAATATCCCGAACGTCCATTCCCGGACCGTCAGCGGGTCGTCGCCGTGGCTGGCCAGTATGTCCTGGATGGTCTTGCCGAAGGTGATGATCGTGGAATTGTGCGTTGGGAGAAGCTCCTTCCCGATTAGATACAAACCTCCCTGAACCTGAATGCAATTAACGGTTCTTGTTGCAACAGGCTTTGGTCGGTACGTTTTCATGTTTGGTGTGCCAGTTTTCGCGCGAGAAAGTTTGCGACTTATGCGGAAAACTGGTGTTCGTCTGTAAGCCTGAAAAGAAACTTGAAAAAAAGTTCTGTAGTCCCGCTTGCTTGCCCTCATCCCGAGAGAACGAGCGAGAAACAAAACGCCGTCAATAAGGCTTTCATTTGTGTTCACAAAAGTCGCTGTCCCTCGCGTGTTACAGTGACCGTCTGTGTCCATAAGGCCTTGGAGGAGCGAAAGCCTTTCGTCTGGTTTAGAAAAAAGATAGATTTTTGGTATATGCTTGTTTTTCTTCAAGCCAAGGTCGCAAAGATGCTTACTTAATCCCTTAATCGTTCCCAGTCTAAAGCTGGGGTTATCGCTCTTAACATTCCTATACGAAATTCGATAACCAGCCTTTTCAATTTCCTGAAAAACCTCGTCATCTTCCCCGCATATGCCAGCATCAGAAGATGATCCGTCACCGAGCCACGCGCCAAGAACATACGGGTCAATGGGGAGATTTGAAAGCCCTCCCTCAAGAGGATTTATATTTGGAAGCCTGATATTTTTGCTGCGCGTGTTGATAATTTCGGTATCGTAATCGACTTTACGCTTTTCTCCGTTTCTTCTTCTGATTTTTCTCTGGTGCGGCCAAAGATGATCCCCAGCAACAACAACGCCGCCCACATCGTAGCAATCTGCCCCATCCATTGGGCCGGTGTTTGCCAAAACAGGGACAAGCTTTCCATCGGGGGAATAAACAAAATCTCCAACATTCAATTCCCCGTGTTTTTTCCATCCGTCTGCTGTCAAGACAGGTGTTTCGATACACCCAGCCTTGTAGTGTTCCCGCGCCCAAAGGTCCAGATGGCCGTCAGGACTTGCCTCTACCTCGCGGCACCTTGCGAACAGCCACGGCCTCGCCAGATCCTTCCGGCCCATCAGGTGACTCAGCAGAAAGAACAGATCCGTCCTCGCCAGATATCGGAGATGCTTCCGGCGCTCCGCGTCCGAGCAGCGCCCTAATCCAGCTATCAGTTGCGGGTAGCTGTCTAACGTTAATAGCGTCTCCATCCTCACCCGTGAGTTCTACGAATTCTTTTGGCTTTCCCCATCCGCGATCCAGCAGCTTTGCCGCCGCGTCGTTGCGCACCGAACCGCTCTTGTCGGACAGGCTGCGGACCAGCGCCTTTACTGCCGCCTCGGTATTCTGGCGCGCGAGCATTGCCGCTTTATTGGCCTTCTTCGGCCCGCCTGACGGGTTGCCCGACTGTCCCTTAACGAACGGCATTGACAGCAACAGACAAAGGATTGAACGGTTTAACCATAAGCGACCATCTCGGCGCAGCGGACAATCGTGGACAGTGGTTGCTTGAGTGTACCGGAGTCCTCAACCTGACCTCTCCGGAAATGGAAGGTCTGGTCTGCCTCGCTGAGGTTGATCTGCAGGCCGTAGCCCCGGAGGTGTTCCAGGGCGGCCATGATCTGGCTGGTCTGCGTCTGGATAGGCGCGGGAGCGGCTGCCGGGGCCGGGTTGGCGTTGGTTTCTTTGACCACGGCATTCAGCTGGTCGTCGGCGCGGGCTGCCACGGCGTCGGCAATCGCCTGCGCCATGTTCGCCTCTTTCATCGAGTGATGCAGGTTCAGTCCATAATCCTGCGCGATCTCACGCAGCTCGGCCTTGGTGTATTTTTCCGCCAGCACGGCGGGGTCGAGGTCGGCGGGATCGAGGTCTATTGCGGGCAAGGTCATAAGGAATCCTATTCTGAAAGCCAGAAAGCCAGCTTGTATGAAAGCAGACCGGCCCGGACAGGATGAGCTGTGCCGGGCCGGTGGATACACAACGCAGTGGAGTTCTATGAAGAGGGACGCAACTATGCGCGCCTATCACAAATAGACCACACGACGCACAGGAATGCAAAATAAATTTCGCTGGTGATTATAGCAATACTAAGCCTGATCAAAAATCACCACCCGCGTTATCCTGAGCGGCTGCGGGTCATGCGGGGCCTCAACCTTCCCCGGCCCTGTCCGTTCGCGCCTGTTGGCCTCGTGATACTCGAAACACCCTTGCTCGGCATACCGCTTTGCGGTCGTCCTGCTGGCCATGCACCTGATCCCGGCCTCGGTATAGCTCAGGCCCTGCGCGCAAATGCTGATCGTGACGTCCCGGATCGTCTGCATGTTGTACCGGGCCATCCACGACCGCCATGCCTCGTAATCGGCCATGAGGTCGCCCGCGTGGGCCATCGCCTCGTCGCAGGGCATTCCAGCCGTCAGCCCATATGCCCGCATCGCGGATTTCAGCCGGGCCGGGTTGTCCTGGATGCGCCAGGCCGTCCCGATCCGCAGCGGGATCATCACCATCTCGCGGCTGCGCAGGGCCATGGACCTGACCAGCTCGCCATAGGCGTCCATGCGCTCGACGGTCCCGGCGTTCCTGCGCGAGGCAGGCGTTGCGTGCAGCGGGGCGTCCATAGCCAGCCCGCCGGTCTGTTCTTCGGCTGCCTTCGCCAGTGCTTCGTTGATCATGCCCTTTGCCCCACAGTGATTGACAAGTTGGAATCAGTCGATTGCGTAGAAATGCGGCCCTTCCCGGACGTTCATGACGAGCGCGGGCGAAGTATCGCTGCCGATATCGAGCCGCAAAGTATAGCGGCTGGCATCCATGCGCAGCCAGCGATCGTGCTGATGCCCTTCGATCTGCTCGATCATGTACAGCTGGTCGCAGGCCTTGCGCAGCCCGTTTCCGCCGAAGAGCTTGCCGTCGGCGTTCATCTGGGCGAGCAGGATGCACCACAGGCCGTGCCTGCGGCCAAAGTTGGCAAAGCTCTGGGCGACGTGGCGCAGGTGCTTTTCCTCGGTCTCGCGTGGTTGCTGGCCCTGCACGAGCTGCCAGTAATCGACGATGAAGCCCTTGATTTGGTGCTTGGCGAGGGCCGATGAGACGCCGTTCAGGATTTCGGCGGCGGTTGAACCCGGCGCGTCGAGATACCGGACATGCTGGCGCGGACGCAGGCCGACGATGCTGCGAGCCGCCCCTGCCCTGTCTTCGAGGAAGCGAAGCGAGTTAATCCCGGCGTCGCGGGCGAGGTTGCGCTGTTCTATCTGAGCGCTCCCCATCTCCAGGGCGACGTAGAGGTGCGGTATGCCCTGCTTGTCGAGGTTATAGCTGATCGTGTGGGCGAGCGTGGTTTTCCCAGCCTTCTCGGCCCCGCACAGGCCGTAGGTGAAGCCGGGATACAGACCTCCACCCATGCCAGTGTCGAGCCTGTGCAGGCCTGTTGGATAGACCGCAGCCGGGCCGTCGAGGGATTTTAGGATCTCCCGGTAAACTTCCTCCCCGGACCGGATTGCCGCCGCGTCCGTCTCGCCCTCGATGGCATCGGCCATCATCGCAAGCATCTCCGCAGCAGACATCTCGGGCTGCGCCTTGATGACATCGCAGGTCGCCAGGATTCGCCGCTTGGCCGCAGCCTCCTTGACCACGCGGGCGTAGGACAGGATTGTTTCGGTCTGGGCGACGACACACCAGTCGAGCAGGGAGCGCAGGTAATCCATCTGCTTCGCTGTGCCGTTGAAACTGGCAATCGAAAAGGTCCCGTCGGCCTGGTACAGCTCCTGGAAACGGCAGAAGACAACGCCGTTGTATGGTTCGGCGAAGTCACCAGGCTTGATATCGATCTCGATAATCGCCTGCGGATTGTGGAGAAGGCTTCCGAGCAGGTGCAGTTCGGCCTCGTTGGCGTCGATCATGCCCGCCCCCTGATTTCCGCCATGATCCGGCTGTTTTCTTCGTTGTCGCGCTCACGGAGGGATTTGGCGGCTGCCTTTGGGTCAGTCTTCGGCTCAAACAGGCCGGTCCAACTGTTCGCTATCGAGGTCTTGATGATCGCCACCGGGTCGTGGCCCTTCGCCCTCAGGCGTTCGAGCCTGTCAATCGATTCCTGCTCGGCAAGCGGTGTCATCTTTTTTTTGATTTGCCTTCGATGTTCCAGAAAATCATCCCACACGGCTGGAGGCAGCCATGCCGGAAGCTCTCTTTCTTTCTTATCTTTATCTTTATCTTTATCTTCTCTAGCGTTACATTGCGTTACATTGCGTTTCATTCCCTTAAGTGTTTGTTTCTCCCGGTGTTTTCGCACCCGAACCGCCGAACTATCCTCGCGCCTCGGCTGGCGTTTTTCCCATGTATTTATGCGACCGTTACAGATAAACAGTCGTTGCGTTAGCTCGTGTTTCACTGCGTTACACTGCGTTACATCGAGCCCGGCGAAGCATGCATATGTTTCCATATCGAAGTTATCGACGTATCCTCGATCCTCCTGCTGGCTGGCGTGGTCCAACAAAGCCCAGACGATTGCGGAGACGATTGCGGGCGGCACACCGGCCTTGTGGCCGACGAGAAGCCATTTATTGTCGGTGGGCGCACCATGCCATGAACGAAACCAGTTATTCATGCGGTGAACGCTTTCCGCCATTGGCGGTAGACCCGCATGGCCTGTATCAGCGTCGGAATGCTGGATGATTTATGGTAGGACTTGATGAGTTGGCAGTATGATTGCCACAGTTCTGGTTCTGACATATTTCCCTCGTTTTTGCCCTCGCTGGATTGGAATTGTAGGGGCAACCCTGCGAGGGTTCGGGCTGTCTCTGGATAGCTACTTCCAGATAAGCCCCCACAGTGCCGAATAATAATGGAACTATTTCCCGCTGTAAAGCGTTCCGCCGCGCTTAATTGCTGCCGTCGTTTGTCAGATAATACCTGACGGTCGAGCCATCCCGGTTGATGTAATGCCCTATCGTGGATGAAGACAGCCCGCCCCCTGACAGCATGCGCGACAGTTCCTTGCGGACATCCACGATCTGCTTGCGCTGCGTTCTCCCGCAAAGCTGCTGGTATGTGACCCGGTGACGGGCGCAGCATTCGTTGATCGCGGCCATGATCTCGGCTTGTGTCATGTCTCCCCCCTCTGTTGTGTATTACGGTCGCGAATCCATCTGGCAGCGGTATCGTGACTGACATCGAAGACGAGGCCGCATTCTCTCGCTGACAACCCGTGTAGGAATGCTTTAATAACCAGGGGTTTCTTCCAGGCATTAATGTATTGTAGGGGTAAGTGTGGTCCGTCATCGAGTCCTTCTCTCAGGGTGCGAGCATAGACCGGGAAAACCTTGATGCCTTTGGCCAGGGCCGACGCCTCAGAACTCCACAGGCATTCAAGTATCCAGTCACCACAATCATCTTTGGCAGCATATCCGATGACCACAAAGCCCGGGTCTGCCAACGCGGCGGCTATAACATCTGTCAAATACATAGTGCGGCCTGCGGTAAGAGACCCGCTCTCACCATATGCAGCCTGTGCAAGTTCGCTTATAGCGTCGAGAGCAAGCTCTTGCGGGGTTTTGGGCTCCGCGTTTTCTAGTTCATATTCCTGAGTCATTGTCCGTTTTTTCCTCTCCAGTAATAGTATTCATCCGGTTTTTCCTTGTTCTTCGCCTTCTGATAGGCCCGCGCATGATGCCGGGCGCAGTAGGCCCGCTCCGACCGCTCGGCCCCGCACCATCCGCCCGCCGTCGGCCACAGGCAGCCGTTGGCCTCCACGGCCTCGATGAACGGTATACCGCCCTCGTCCGGCTGTTCGTCTTGTGGAATTTCCGTAGAGTTTGCTTTGCAACAAGCTGGCTTGCCGGCCGTTGGCTTTACGATTCTCACGCGTTGCCCTTGTGTGCGCAGGCGGAACAGCTTCCCGCAGACGGCGTTTCTCGTGCAGCCGAGTTCGCGGGCAATGGCCGTACCGCCGAGGCCTTCCCGGTTCATCTGTATCAGGCGCTCGATGCGCTCGGCGGTCCATGTGCTTTCATTCATTCGTCACCATCGGGGTTATCGGCCCAGTAATACATGGGTTGCGCTGAAATGATTGTGCAGAGTACCGGCTGCCAGCCGTTGATGATGTAGGCACAGCGCGCGGGCTGCGATGGAATGCGGTCGGTCATGGCTGTGGTTTCTCCCCTTCGTAAAACTGCGCCAGCGGCTGGCCGCCCTCCGCCGCCGCGATAATCCGGGCAAGCGCGGTCGCCAGCTCCATCCAGCACTCCTTGCGGCGTTGCAGCGTGCCCAGCGTGTCCGTGCGCACGATATCCGGGGCCAGGTCGCGCTCGATCAGCCAGATCATTTCCAGCTCGGACCGGGCATGATCGGCTGCGGCGGCAAGATTGAACAGCTTATCGGCTTTCATATAAGCTGGCTTTCTGTGTTGTTGAATTTCGTGGTTTCATTGCCCCATGCGGACCATCCCGGCCTGGTCTGCCGCGCGAAAAGCTCCAGATACGGGCCTGCCGCGAACTGCTCGATCCGGTCGTAGAACTCGTCCGGCTTGCGGCTATGCTCCCTGCGCTTGCTAATCAGGACCTCCCGGACGCTCCGGCTGAGCCTTTTGGGCTGGCCGCGCCTTCCCAGAAAGCAGATTTCGGCGTTTTTCCGGGTCGTGTAGCCGCCGCCCATGAAAAGGTCTGTGTCCGTGTTTATCAGCGGCGACGGGGCGTTTTTGTTGGTCTTGATCCAGACGAAGCCGATCCCGCTGTAATGGAAGTCCCACGCGGTCATGACGCGCAATGCCTGGGGCAGGTGCGGTCCGGTCGTCCAGAGAAACAACCAGCAATCGTCCGCCGCCACATCCAGAACTGGCAACTCCACGATGTCAGCCATCGACATGCGCGGGTAGTGCTGCGGCCTGCCGTCCAGCCCTTTGGCGGACCGGGTTTTAAAGGTCCAGGGTGGATCGGCATAGATCACAGGGAATGGGCCGGACGGCAGGGTCATCGCCGGGCCTATTCCAGACCAAGTTGGGTCTTGTAAAGCTCAAGCAGTTCCTGCTCTTCCCGGCGCTGCTGCGCGTCTTTCTTGCGCAGGGCCACGATCTTGCGGATTGTCGGAACGTCGAAGCCCGTGCCTTTGGCCTCGTCGTAAATGTCCTTGATATCCACGGACAGGCCGGATCTTTCTTCTTGCAGCCGCTCAATCCGCTCGATGAAGGATTTCAGGCGCTGCGCGGTAATGTTTTCTTCGGTCATTATTCATTCCCCTTGTTGAATTTGTTGCGATTATACAGACGCGTTTACAGGAGCAGTGGAAAGCAGCTCAAGCAACTTCTCGGATTGCCGCAGAATAGCGGCTTCCCATGCGGCTTTCCATGCGGCTGCCCATGCGGCTGCCCCTGCGGCTTCCCATGCGGCTGCCCGTGCGGCTGCCCCTGCGGCTGCCCATGCGGCTGCCCCTGCGGCTTCCCATGCGGCTGCCCGTGCGGCTGCCCGTGCGGCTTCCCATGCGGCTTCCCATGCGGCTGCCCGTGCGGCTGCCCCTGCGGCTGCCCATGCGGCTGCCCCTGCGGCTTCCCATGCGGCTGCCCGTGCGGCTGCCCGTGCGGCTGCCCCTGCGGCTTCCCATGCGGCTGCCCGTGCGGCTACCCATGCGGCTGCCCCTGCGGCTGCCCCTGCGGCTTCCCACTCTTCGTCAGATGGTATTTCATCCGCGATTTCCCGCGCAAAAAGCATAGCCACCCCCCAGATCGCTTCGCCGGTTTCGGCGTCAGCAAACCGAATGACACCATCCTGGGAATCAACGAGCAACCAATGAGCAAATCTAGGCCAGACTTTGGAAAGATCCGCACCTTCTGGGATGGCGGTAATAAAACGCTCCGGCCATGTCATCGCCAGATTGTTAGGCAGATTCTCAAAAATGCAGTCTTCCAGCGCAGCCAGCTCGAATGGTATTCCGTGTACTTTCTCCGCCAACTCATGCCAACCAAGACCTGACAGGCCCGCGTATTTGCTTCTTCCCTGCCTGTGCCAGTACTTGTTGTAATGACAACCGACTGCACAACCCTTGCCGTTCTCCCAATATTTCCCTTTGACCAACCTGTCCGCGGCGGCGTGTTTTCGGACATTGGCCAGTGCTTCAGCCTTTGTTTCCAGACAATCTCTAAAAGCAAGCATTTTGTAGTTCTCCTTCTGTTTAGATTAACGGTTTCGAGACAACTGTTACCGCGCCCCTGGCGGCAATTTCATCGCCCATGGTTTTCTTTCGACCTACGGCGATATACTCAAGCTTCCCGCCAGAGCGGCGTAGATGAGTGTCGAGAACCCCGGCGTCACGCAGGCGGCGAACCTGCTCGGCGAGGTTCTGTCCGAGGGTGGTTCTCTGCATCTCCGGTCCGCTCCAGTAAACGATGACCTGGCCCGGCTTGATGGATTGCAGGGACTTGAGCAGGTCGGCATTGGGATCGGCATAGAGAGTTGTATTTGTGGTCATTAAATCCTCATTATTTACTTGTTGTCTCAAATTGTGCCACAATCGCCGGGAAACGAAACAACTATTCATGTAATAATATTGCGTTTTATATGACGTATTACAGGAAAAACCCGCCGTCATCCATATTGACGGACTTGTTCGAATTGGTGTTATACCCGTTCCGGCGCACGAAAGAGCGGCGGGACTATCGGGCGTTTTATAAATCCCGGGAATGGTACTCGGCGCGCTACGATGTGCTGAAGCGCGACGGGTTCCGCTGCCAGTATTGCGGGCGCAGGGCCAGCGAGGGGGCGGTTCTGCAAGTCGATCATGTGCGCCCGATCAGCAAGGCATGGCACCTTCGCCTGAGCATGAACAATCTCAAGGCAATCTGCTCGGCCTGCAATTACGGCAAGGGAAGCAAGTCATGAAATTCCGCCGCCGGAGTTACAGACCGCCCTCCCCTCCCGCGCCGCTGCCGGAACATATCGAGCTGCTGAGCAGGCTGGCCAGCATCGCCTTAGAGCTGCGGCACGAAGACCCTGAATACCCGCTCTACACCGGGAACGGCGGGCATGTGCTGCTGACGGTTGGCGACACGTTCGCGGCGCTCGACATCTGCAAGCGCGAGATGGGGCCGGAAACAGCGGCGGTCCGTCTGGGTCCGTCCGTGCGGGCGTGGCGCGGTCCAAAGCCGCCAGACTGAAAGCCAGATGTCTGGTGAAACGTAAAGCCAGATGTCTGGAGCCAACATACCCAGACGATGCCCGACAAGCTAGGCCGGTCAACCAGACCAGCGAAGCGGCTGGTTTACGGGCTGACGCGGCGGGCTACAGTTCCTCGATGCGGATCATGCCCTGATCGGCCCAGCGTTTCTCGGCCCAGATGGACCAGACATGACCGTCTTCGTCGAAAACAGAATCAACGAGTGCCTTGCTGAGGTTGTCATAATCCGGAGGTTGCGTGTGAGGCTGGCCGCGCATGACTGCTTTTTTGGTTTGGGACCAGCCGGCGGGCATCGGCAGGAAGAAAGTAATCTTGGCCGGGATCGGGATGATAACGCCGTGCGCGCGGACTTCATCACGGAATGCCCGGTATCGCATGACACACGGGCGCTCTTTCCATTTGTCTGAGCGCGTCTGGCGGGGTGCCGGTACTGGCGTGATGAGATAGTCCACGCATGAAATATAACACGGGATTGACTGTGAAATAAAGAGACGGTAATATGACGGCTTCCAGCCTTGGTGATTGACGACTGGCCCGTGACGTGAACCCGTCCGGGCCGTTTTTTTAATTGGGCGCTTTGAGGCTTTAATTGATTTCTGTAGGAGGATCAGCTAACCTTGGTTTGTCAAGACTAGGTGGGTGGGTTTTCCATCCTCCATAAGCCGCCTTCGGGCGGCTTCTTCTTTTACTGCGGTCAACTGTCCGCCAGCTCCGGTTTTCCATGTGCCGCGAATTCATGATTGATCAGGCGTGACAGGAGGCCCTGCACGGTCGTTCCCTGCTCTATGGCATGGATCTTAAGCTGGTCGCGGCATTCCCGGCTCATGTGGACGGTGATGGGTTTTGTATGGCGGCGGGACGGCTGCAGGTATGCGGCGTGCTGTTTCTCGGGCTCTGGCGCGGGGGTGGGCCTGCCGGAGGCCTGTGCGAGGATGGACGAAAGGTCGGGCTTCATGCGGCCTGTTCCTGAAAGCTGAGAAGCTGTCTGATTTCACCCCAGAGATTGAGCAATTCGGTCCTGCCCTTGCTGTATCCGGTTTCCGTTATGGATAGGCCGAGGGCGGCGGCGTCTCCAAATCCGGCCCGGTTGCCGAGCATCGTGCGGAAAACGGTCATTCCCGCCCCGGAGATGGCCCGCCGGGCCTGTTCGTGCCGGATGCCGAAGAACGGCACCTGATTGAGGACCACACGCGCCAGCGGGCTTCCTGCGGCCTTTAAAAGCTCCTGTGTGGCGGTCAGGGTTTCGAGGTCGTAGGCCTGCGGGCGGATGGGGATGATCACAAGGTCGGCCAGCCGGGCGGCTGCGAGGGCGTTTTGCTCCATCCGGGGCGGGGTGTCGATGACGGCGAGGGAAACGTGGGGCCGAGCGGCGTCGAGGATTTTGGAGAGGGTAGCGGGCGTGGCGCTGACGATGCCGGGGGTATCCTTGCCGCGTCTGCTGGCCCATTTGGTCGCCGTTCCCTGCGGGTCCATGTCGATCAGGGCGGATGGGGCCTGACAGGCAAGGTTGGTCGCGAGCGTCGATCTGCCGCCGCCTCCCTTGATCGAGAGGATCGCAAGCGTTTTCATTCTGCACCGTCCTGCAAGCCAGCTTTCGGAAAACGGCGCTTACAGGGGAGCAGGCTGGCCGTCAAGGCTGTGTTTCCCACCGGCAAGGTCAGCGCCGCGCCTGCGTGGTTGAAGCGCCACGCGTCGCTTCGTTGCCCGTGGAAAGCCACTATGAGACAGATAAAACACCTGATCAAAAAAGTAGGGAAAATCAAGGCTCGTTGCGGCCCTAGAGGGCCCGGTATTGCGGGCGTGCCAGGGCCGGTTTCCGGTAGCTTTGGGGCCGCAGCGCGGGTACAACAGGGCCGGTATAGCGGGTCCGGGAGTGCCGCATGGAAGCGCAGACCGGGGTAGTGACACGGCGAAGGGGCGTGAAATTCGGGAAGATCACTGAACGCGGGTGGGATACGATCTCGGGAATGGCCGAGAACCCGGCTGCGGTGCGGGTCTATGCGTTCCTCGGGAAGCACTGTGATCACCTGAATGCGCTCGGCGTGAGCGTGAACGTGCTGGCGCTTGAGTTAGGCTATAACGAGCGGACCATCCGGAAGGCGACGCATTGGCTGCAGGAGAAGGGGTATATCGCGATAGCCAAGCAGGGGACGGCGAACGTATATATTCTCGATCCACGCGATATCTGGAAAAACTTCGACCACTACAAGCACATGTGCAGCTTCAGCGCGAAGGTCTTGATCGGCAAGGCCGAGAACAAGATGCTTAAGACGCGACTGACTCACATGATGCGGAAGCGTGATGCGCAGGGCGATTTACTGGACGACGTAGCCTAGTCGATCTCCATCCCGGTATCCCGGCTCTGCCTGCGTTCGGCGGAGGCCTGCGCGCGGTTCATCTGGGTTTCCGTCCGCATTTCCATTTCCGGGTCGTCCCGGCCATGCTCGTACTCGTGCGGCATGATCATCATCGCGAGCACGCGGGCCATATCCTTGCGCAGGGTGGCCGTGCGAATCGTGAAGGGTGGGTCAGAGTGAATGACGGTGCCGGGTTTGGTTTTCATACATCGTCTCCATCATAGCAATTCCAGCACAGGCAATACATTGGCGTTATGAAGACTGCCTGATCTCCACATTCATCACAAAAACCATCGTAATATGGCATATCTACATCCCTTCAACATGTTTTCGATTATGGGGCTGAGGGCGTCCGTAATTAAGGATCATCTTGGACAACAATGTTTGAAAACCGAGGGAACTGACGCAGAAGCATGCGCGCCCGCACGCCTTCGTCCTTTCTAACGCGAGGAATATCGTAGGTGCAGTCGTTGTCAGTGATATTCTCGTCGAATCTATAGTTCTCTCGGTTGGCGTAGAAGGCGAGGACATGGATTATCTGATTGATTTTGGCATCATTTAACGCAATAGCGAGATCGAGGGGATCGCAGCCTAAAACGCGCGCGGCTGATAACACTGCCTTTGCTGAGTTGTGATATAAATCGAGCATGTCTTTTGGCATATTGGGGTCAAACGTCATGGTTGATCTCCTTAATAATTTTGCGCAAGAATCGGAATTATACGCTTTAGGGCTTTATCGCTAGGCATAGTAAATCCTCCAAAACATTGTTGTTTCCGCGATTGTTATACCGATATGTCAATTCGTTCATGTAAAGCGGCAGATACTTTTTGCTGACATGGTGGAATTGCCCGTACACGGCCCGTTTAACGATGGCCCAAAAGCCTTCGATTGTGTTGGTGTGGATGTTCCCAAACTGGCCTGAAAAAAGGTCACGGCGGGAATAACCGTGTTTATGGCTGATAGTGCGGTGAATGACCTTGGCGTTCATCCCGTTATAGCCGCTGTATTCGTCGGTGTTCAAAACGGTTTTGGCGGGGTCCATCATAGCCGCCATGAAACGCTGCATATCGGCGGCGCTCATTTCGTCTTTTGATACCACCTTGGCCTTGACCCTACCGCCGCGCTCTACCGCGCCCACGACAGGCTGTTTGTCCGATCCTCTACCACGCGGCCAGCCCTTATCGTCGGGGTCTTTATGGTTGCTCTTGCGGGGCTTCCCGCCGACAAAGGTTTCATCCATTTCCACGATGCCAGCCAGCAGCTTGCCATCGTCCATCATGGCCTTGCGTATCCGGTGCATCATAGACCAGACCGTAGCTGACCGCATTTCCAAATCACGCGCTGCCTGTAACGCTGACAGCCCCTTCTTGGCGGAAAACATGAGGCTGATAAGCAGGAACCAACGCTGCAAATCAACGTGGCTGTTGTGGAAAATCGTTCCCACGGTCACGCTAAAAGACTTGCGGCACAGGCTGCATTGCCAACGGCTGCGGCGGTCCTGTTCGGTGTGCTTTGATACCCGTTCGCTCTTGCAGTAAGGGCAATGCGGTTTGCCCTTCCAGCGCACGGTTTCAAGGTGTTCGATGCAGGATTCCTTTGTCGGAAAACGGCGGTAAATGGCAATGATGCTGGTCATGGTCTTCCTAATTCTAAAATATCAATATAATGCGTAAATCTCTTCCAATTTCCGAATACAGTTAAGTCATTTCCCGTCCGTATCCTTTGTTTTTGATCGTCCCAAAGAATGAGAGAGCGTCCAACCGGATTTTTTAAACCCCCGCTAGGGTCAAACAATTCTGTTGTTGGTTTCCAAAGAAATTGACGTTTAACAGTCTGTATAATATCGTTCATTTCGCTTATGACTGGCGGTCCATTTAAATCGCATAACATTCCAAAAAGAGATTGATATTTATCCATTTCTCAGCCTCATTCTTTCACGGTATGCAGGGCCTGCTAATTTACTTTTTAATCGTTTTAATTCTTGGTATTCCCAGAAACCTCTTTCATATAATTCTCGTATTCCTGCTGGTGCGTCCAGATGGTCTAAGTATGCTATAAACTTTGGTTTTGCGTTATTAAGAGCTTTTTCGGCAGCTTCGTATGCAGTAATAGCGTTCATGCTTCACCGCCTTGTACTTTCTCTTTTGCAACCGCTAAGGCTTGATTGCACAGATTTTCCCACGCTTTAATTTTCGCAATTTTAGAAGTCAGTGTTCCGTCACCTTTAGGACGATTGCGAATTAAATTATTGTAAAGCTGACATTCAGAATAACCGTCATCATTAGGGGTTAGATTGTGGATAATTGGCAAGAACCTCATTTCAATCTCCTTGGGTTTTTAAGTTTTTAACTATCTATATCATATTATAACTAAATATAGTCGTCAAGCCCTAAAGCGTATAATTCCGTAATTATTTATCTCCTTGTTGTTGAGATAATAGTATCAGGAATGATACGAAATGCAAGCTTGCGCTGTGAAATATAGTTGCGTTGTTATTGCGGTAATGTATCAAGAGAGCATAGATGTACCCCTTTCCGCCTTCCGGTCTGGGAGCACAGGCCCGGGAGCTGCTGACTAGGCAGAGACGGCAAAACACGCCGTCCGCGTACTCGGTTATCCTTTGGCCTGTTGGCCCCGCGCCCTGACCAGGTTGCGCGTCCACCCGCAAGCATTTTTCGGCGCTTGCCACATCACGACTTCAGGCGGATCGTCATTCCGCTGGCAGGCCATAGTGTATCCGTACCGTCTCCGGGGTTGCCAGAGTGCCGTCTAGGCCGGGGATGCAATGGGTACAGCAGTGCCCCTGTTCGGCTTTTCTGGTAAACGGAAGCCGCAACGCTGGGGAACCAGAATCTTGCCTGAGGTGTTGACTTGAAGTAACAGGGTGTTGTAGTATCCTGATACCACCTTCTCAGAACGCCGCTGTCTGGTTCCCATCCGCAGCGGCGTTCTTCTTTTATGGCCCGCACTGCACGGCACTGTCAATTATTTCACGAATATTCATAACATCGTTCTTTGGCTTTGACCGAAAAAATATTGAGATCGATTTTCATGGTCTCTTCTTACACGCCGTACATGGATCGGTC